CCTGTACGATCTTTTCCGGCATGGAAATGCCAGCGTGAAAAAATTGAAAAAGTCGAAATATTGAATGGCCCCGGAGATCGTGTATAAGCAAGGATAAGTTGTAACAGTCGTCCCCATCCTCCCTGGAGAAGCCCCGGAATAGCCGCCGGGGCTTTTCTTTTTGGGGCCGCACCGGAAGCGGAACGCGATGGCGATGGAGGCAAGGGCGTGAGCGGATGCAGGTCTGCAACGGGAATCGATCGAACAGCGGATAAGACGGCACGGCGAAAGAAACTGTTCCTGACAGCATTCGAGCGGAACGCCTGCAATGTGATCGCCGCGTGCAAGGCGACCGATATCGGCCGCAGGACCGTCTTTACCTGGCGCAAGGCCGACCGGGAGTTCGATGAAGCCTTCATCGAAATCAACGAGCGGGATCTTGACTACACCGAATCACAGCTCAAGAAGAACATCAAGGCCGGGAAGGAAGCGTCGATCTTTTTCCACCTCAAGTGCAAGGGGAAGGCTCGCGGTTGGGTCGAGCGCCAGGAGGTCACGGGAGCCGACGGTGTGCCGCTGAACCCCGGCGTTTCCCACGAAGAGGAGCAGCGTTTAAGGAGCCTGTCGATTGACGATCTCAAGCGCATTCGCGACATCATCCGAAACGCAAACGGAGGAGATGAAGTCCCCGCCGCTGGACCTGATCGACAAGCTGATCGCGGAGAAGAGCCTCCACGAGTTCATTAAGCAGGCGTGGCACATCATCGAGCCGCTGGCGCCGTTCGTCCCGGGCTGGCACATCGAATCCCTCTGCGAGCATCTCGAAGCGGTAAGCGCGGGGCAGATAACCAGGCTCCTCGTAAACGAACCGCCGCGGACCATGAAGTCCGGGCTGATCTCCGTTTTCTGGCCAACCTGGGAGTGGGCGACACGCCCCACGACCCGATGGATGTTCTCCTCCTATTCCTCGGGGCTGTCGACGCGCGACTCGCTCCGCTGCCGGCGCATCATCGAGAGCCGCTGGTACCAGGAAAGGTGGGGCAATGTCTACCGGCTGACGGGCGACCAGAACGTAAAAACCCGGTATGAGAACGACAAGGCCGGCTATCGTCTTGCTACATCCGTCGGCGGGTCGGTCGTTGGGGAAGGTGCCGACATCCTTGTTGCCGACGATCCGAACAACCTCGACGAGATCCATTCGGATCCGGTTCGCGAGGGGGTGAATCGCTGGCTGGACGAGGTATGGAGCACCCGGATGAACGACCCGAAAACGGGTCGCCAAGTCGTGGTACAGCAGCGAGGCCATGAGCGGGACGCCACCGGGCACCTGCTATCCCAGGACGTGAAGTGGGAACACATCTGCCTCCCCATGGAGTTCGACGGGAAGCGGCGGTCGACATCTCTCGGGGCTTACGATCCACGGAAAGAAGCCGGCGAACTTCTCTGGCCGGAGCGGTTCGACGCGGTATCCCTGAAGGAACTGAAGACGCGACTTGGTTCCTACGGCGCCGCGGGGCAACTGCAGCAGACTCCTTCGCCGGCCGGCGGTGGGATCCTCAAGCGGGAGTGCTGGAAATACTACAAGGCGCTCCCCGAGAAGTTCGACGAGATTATCCTCTCGTTCGATATGACGTTCAAGAAGATGACCGACAGCGATTACGTCGTCGGGCAGGGCTGGGGCCGCAAGGGCGCAGACAAGTACCTCCTCCCGGTCATGATACGGGAGCGCATGGGGTTTGCCGCATCATGCCAAGCCGTGCGGAACCTGAAGGGCACGTATCCGAAGGCGACCGCGGTCCTCGTTGAGGACAAGGCGAACGGGCCGGCCGTCATCGAAACGCTGACGAAAGAGATCCCTGGGATCATCGCCATCGAACCGGAAGGCGGCAAGGAAGCCCGGGCCTTCGCGATCCAGCCTCAGCAGGAAGCCGGTAACCTGTACCTTCCGGATCCATCGATCGCATCGTGGGTCGAGGAGTTCGTTGGCGAGTGCACCTCGTTCCCCCGCGGGGCGAATGACGATCAGGTCGATGCATGCACACAGGCTGTCCATTGGTTGAGCAACCGGGCGATGCCCGGCTTCGCTTTCGCGTAAGAGACGGAGGAGGCATGCCGACAGAAGAGATGGACCTGTTCGCCGGAGTCGAGGCGGGGCTCCGCGAGAAGGCGGCCGCGCAAAATTCGGAAATCTCGCAACTCCTGTCCGCCGTCATCACCGGCGCTGGGGCCGGAATCGCCCCGGAAAAGACCTACGCGCAGCTGGTCGACGCCTACAAGTCCTGGATCTACACGGCGATCGACAAGATCGGAAAGACGCTCTCCACGAGGCCCATGCGGCTGTTCACGCTGCGCCGGAAGGACGGGACGAAGATCCTTGATCCGATGGCGATCTATCTGCAGATCAAATCACTCGGAACGGCTGCGGAGCAAGCGTACGCGCTCAAGGAGATGGGGGTCGAGAAGCGGGAAGTCCTCGAACATCCGTTCCTCGATCTCATCCATCGGCCCAACGACATCATGTCCCGGATGATCCTGTGGTACGAGACCGTCATGCGCATGGAACTCGGCGGGCTGTGCGCTTGGTATCTGCCAGCGAATGGGCTCGGGCTGCCGGGCGAGATCTGGCCGCTGCCGCTCACCCGTACCGCGGAGATCCGCGCGAAGGTCCAGGCGGATATGCGAATCGAGGCCTGGGTCTACCAAGACGGACAGGTGAAGAAGAACTTCCCCCCTCAGAATATCCTCGCCCTGAAATATCCGCATCCCGCTTCCCCCTGGCAGGGCTTCTCCCCGCTCATGGCGCAGACCTATCCCTACGACATCGACCTGTTCCTCATGCAGCAGCAGCGCGCGCTCCTGAAGAACATGGGCATCCCTGGGATGCACCTCCACACCGAGCAACAGCTTCTCAAGGACAAGCTGGACGAGATCAAGGAACAGATTCGCGAGCAGTGGGGATCCGCGACGCAGTCCGGACGGCCGCTCATCACGCACTCGGGCCTGAAAGCCGATAAGGCGGGCTGGTCCAACAAGGATATGAACGTCACAGGCTTGGCGAAATACGCACGCGAGAAGCTCATCACCTCCTACGACCTCTCCGAGGCGAAGCTCGGCCTCGAGGTCCCGTCCAACCGGGCGAACATGGAGGTCCTGGACGAGACGTTCGAGAAGGAGTGCATCAACCCGAAGGCCACGCTGATCGAGGAACAGATCAATACGTTCCTGATGCCGCGGTATGACAAGGGGCTGTTCTGCGAATTCGAGCGCGCGGATACCGGGAACCGGGAGTTCGAGCTCCTCGAGACGGAGATGGAGTTCCGCAACTTCGCCCTCACGGCCAACGGGTACCTGAAGCGCAAGGGCCGTCCTACGGTCCCGTGGGGGGACAAGCCGTTCATCCCGTTCTCGGTGATGCCTTGGGGAGAGGATCCTCCAGAGCCTCCGCCTCCGCCGAAGGAAGGAGCATCGGAGGAGAAGGCATCCCGCACCGACCGGCGCAACCGGCGCTGGCAGCTCTTCATCGCCCGCACCGCCCCTTGGGAGCGGATGCTGTCCGGGCAAATGAAAGGGTACTTCCACGCCCAGGGCGACGAAGTGATCGCGCGACTGAACCGGCTGGGCCCGCAGACCGAGGCACAATATGCCGGCTGGTCGAGGAAGGCCGTCCAGGAGCACGTCGCGAAGAAAGGCGTGGGGGACAACATCAACATCGACAAGAAGGCAGAGGCCGCACGGCTCCGGCTTCTCTTTATGCCTCCCATGACGACGATGGTGGAGCAGGGCGGCGCCCGCGTGCTGCGCGAGCTCGGCATGGCCGTTGTCTTCGACGTCAACGATCCGAAGGTCATGAAGTGGCTCGGGACCCGGATGGATCTGTTCTCCGAGGAGGTCTCCGGGACCACCTTCGCAGACATTCGGGCGATCCTGCGCCAAGGGTTCTCCGAGGGCAAGCCTCTCTCCGCGATCGCGGACACGCTGCGGGAAAAGTTCGACTCCTATGAAGCGTATCGCGCCCCGCTCATCTCCCGCACCGAAGTCATGGCCGGGAACAACATGGCCGATATCCTGGCGATCCGCCAGGCGGGCATAGAGGATAAGGTCTTGAAGACCTGGATCACCGCGGGCGACGAGGCCGTGCGGCCGACGCACGTGGCCGCCGGCGCACGATACGCGGACGGGATCCCGATCGGCGATATGTTCCAGGTCGGAGACGACGAGATGGACGCACCAGGGAACGGGTCCGATCCGGCGGAAACGATCAACTGCCGGTGCGCGCTCGGGTACGAAAAAGCAGGAAAGAGCGTCAGCGATATTCCCGAAGACGTCCACGCGGAGAAAAAGGGTCGGGGGGATATCAACGTTTTCGTCAGGGTCGATGCTGCGAAGCCGCAAAACAAGAAGATAAAGATGCGTCGGGACAGCGACGGAAATATCATCGGCGACATGATCGAGGAGGAATAGATGGGAGTCCTACGGATGCCCGACTCTTCGAGGAACTCACTGCGGCATCGGTTCCTCGAGCTGTTTTCTGGTGGCAGCATCGAACTGCGGTCGGGAGTTCAGCCCGCGTCGGCAAACACGGCCCCTTCCGGGGTTCTGCTGGCGACCCTCTCCCTATCCGGGGCTGTCGTCGGGATGGGTGAGCCGGGGGTGCTCGCTATAACGGGCATCGGTGAGGAGACCGCCGCTCCCGCCGCCGGGACGGCAACGTGGGCGCGGGTGAAATCAGCGGTGGGTTCCACGGTGTTTGATTGCGACGTCGGGAACATGCTGTCTTCCGCGGTCATCAAGCTCAACTCGGTGTCCATCGTGAAGAACGGTCACGTGAGGATCACGTCGTTCCGCATCACGTTCCCGGCGGGATAGCGTCATGAGGCCCGCATAGATGGCGGCCACCATAGCGCTGAACGGCACGAACGTCACGCTGGCGCAGGAGTCCGGTTCTCCTCCTTCGGGGTGGGGACAGGTGCGAATACGCGGGTCTGGCGGTCTGCCGACGATCTCCGCCTCCACGGACGTGTTCCTGCAGGGGACGCAGGCGGTAACGTCGCGGTCTACCAACTCGCGGTTGTGGTTGTACTTCGATCTCGGGTCGGGCCTGAACTTCTCAACGACTCACGCCGGGAAGCATATCTCGATCTGGGCTAACTTCCTCGCGGCGGGTCTGATGCAGTTGTCGACCTACGTGTCCGGGGCGGATCGCGGCGGGTTGTGCATCTGCCTTGGATCGTCCACGGCGAACTATTCGTACTGGAACTTCGGAGGGAAGGACACCTACGCGGGCGGGTGGACGCGTCTGACGATCGACCCGTCGAAGACCGCCTCGGGGACGGGCGGTACGGGACTTGACCTGACCTCCGTACGGTACTTCGGGGTCATCTTTGATACCGATACGGCGGCGAAGTTCGACAACGCGATCATCGACCGGATCGACTACGGGTACGGACTGACTGTCACCGGGACATCCACCTCGGGCCAGTTGTTCAAGGACATCCTTGCGGCAGACGAAGGAGACGTAAACAACAAGTACGGGTACGTCCGGTCTGACAACGGCGTTATCTACGCGCAGGGTCTTCTTACCCTCGGGGACAATGCCGGTGCGACCGCCTGTACGTTCACGGATAACGATAGCGTAGTGGTGTTTGAGAGTAAGAAGTACATGAACAGCAGTTCGGCCTGGGTGGACGCCGTATCCGCTACGTTCCACGGTATCAAGCGGGTCGGCAACGCGACGAACGGAACGTCTTTGACCCTGGGCACAAAGGTAGGCACGGGAGACACGGCCAAAGGCCGGAATGGGGTTCTCATCACCTCGGCGGGGCAGTCCGTCACCATTGACCTTGATGATGGTCATGCCGGGGCGGGAAAAGCTCTGCTGGTGTATGGGTCCACCTTCCGCAAGATCACGGGTACGTTCGCTTTCGGCCCGACGCCTGCATTTGAGTTCATCGGGAACACCGTGGATCAATGCGTACAGGTGACGGATATCGCCGGGGCGGTCATCAGGAACTGCATCTTCTCAGGCACGGCCAGCGCAAGCGGAGCCCTTGCATGGGGCACCGGAATGGACATAAAGAACAGCGACTTTATCTCGAACACGACCGGCGCGGGCATTCTCCACGCGAGCGCCACGGGTTCCCCGTTTTCCTACGACAAGTTGATCTTCAGCGGAAACACCTACGATGTGAACAACACCAGCGGGTCGTCGATCACGGTCAACAAGA